AATCTTGCTGATAATCTTCTTTGGAATTTGCAACTGGTCAGATTGTTCCTTGACAATCTCTTTAATCAAATCACGTTCTGCTTCAGTTCGCACCATTGAGTTACTAATTTCATGAATGGCTTTCTGCAGATCTTTTTTCTGTTCAGGTGTCAATACGTAATTCATTCTTTATCCTTTTTGATTTCAATTGATTTTGAGAAGAAGATGTGCAACAAAACTGCTGCAGACCAAGTCTCTAATGTATAGGGGATTGCGAGCACAGGGAACAATGTATTCAATGCCCAGACGTATAGGATTGGCAGTAGAACTGCCAATGCGATAATAATGATGACACCAACAGTGACACCAAACATTGCGATAATAGTTTTCACAGAGAGAACTCCACTTTAATTACGGAGTCCCAACGAAAGGATCTCCATTCTTGTTTTTCTGTATCAAAGACCCGAACTGCGGATCCAGAAGTCTGGCTACTCGTGCTTTCTTCTTTGGGCATCTTGTCTGTAGGTATTCTTCCCTCGCTGAGAGTGCAAAACATTTTTCTTTCAGTTCCGTCTTTTTTGGTAAAAGTAATGCACAGATCTTTGGCGTTTGCATCTCGTAGTAGTCCATATGTCCACTCTTTGAATTGTTCGAACTCTTTTTCATTCTTGAATACTGTTTGCATCGTCATTATCAAATCTCACTTTTAATTCATTAACTAATGGTTGGAAAAAATCTTTAAATTCTTTTGTTGAATAGAAGGTAGTATGCCCACCATTGGTGAGTTCTCTTCCATGGTTATCGTATGCAATTTGTTTGATTGTAAATTCAACCAAATCATAGTCATGTGATTTAACTTTAATTGTACGATAAAGATCTGGTCGACAGATTTCAATATCAATATTCATAGCTACCTTTCTTGTGCTTGGGTTGACGAGTGTACTGAACCTTAGACTCCACTTTTCTCATGCGATACTTGGGAGTGCGCAAATCCTTTGCAACTGGATTTCTAGGTTTAATTGAATTATACACTACTTTCATTTTAATGTCAACTTATTTTATTATTGCATTCGGTAGATAACCCCAAAGATATAAACTGCCAATAAACCTGCATTGACTACAATAAGACTTTTCTCTTTCATTCTTATTGCAGCTGCAAGCCACGTTACAGCACCAGCATTAAACAAATATACGTTTAATGGATCCATAGCCAAAGAAGTTGCAACTGCACCAGCAATGGTCAATGCAGTTCCAACCCATTTTAAAATTTCTGTCATTTAAATTCCTCAACAATCACACGATACATCTTACCATTCACATCAACAACACACATTGTCTTTTTAGTAGACTTGAATGAACCTTTCTCAGTAAGATCATAGTTGATTTTTCCAACATTACCAACTAAAGATCCATACTTACTTGCATCTTCTTTTAGTGCAGTTTTGATGCGGTCTGCAATATAGTCACAATATGCTATCATATTAATTATATTCCTTCTTACCACCAAATTGTTCATTATATTCATAACCAGCGAAGTAAGCACGCATTTCAGCAATACTCATATCTTTGGATTCTATACGCTTGCCACGTCCAGTTCCTTCAGGATACCAGTGTGGTTCTTGCGGACGACTATACCAGCTATCAGCTGCACCACGATCAAAGGGACTACCATGTTTCTTATCAAAATGGTCAGTGGCTAATTTTGCTTCTTTATAATTCATATCAAGCTCCATAATATTGCGCATCGTCATTTGCCATCTCATCGGCATACGACATCATTTCAAACTGCTTTTCTAATTCTAAACACTCAAGATTTTCAATGGTATCATAAACCATTTCAATCGGACAATTCAATGTCACTGCAATAAACTTTGGTGACATACCTTCTGCCAACAACTCTTCAATTTCCAACGACAACTCTGCCATTTTACTCATAATTTCTCCATTTTACGGACACCAAAATACATAATCAATAAACCAACAACAGCCAGTGCGATTTGATATGGTAGTTCTGCATCAGTTCCATTATCCATACCACCAACTGCACCGAAAACTAAAAACAAACCAAGTATAACTCTAATCATAATTACCTCGACAAGTTAATAACACGACCAGCATATTCCATGAAAGAAACTTCATGGGGTACGAAAACAATTTTACCGATGCGAGAAGTACGAACTCCTCTTAGTTTTTTACCATCAAACACGTCAGTATGAACAGTAATTTTGTAAGCATTAAAATATTGTTCAGTGCATTTGACTTGCTCAACCACACCTTCAACAAAACAATCGCCACGACCATTCATAGGTTTGAAGTCATAAGCACGAATCACGTCACCAACTTTCACATCAATCATTTTATTTCCTTTTTCAATCATCATAAGACTATTATACAGCAGTTCTGAATTATTGTAAACCCCTATTTTTGCATATTTACAACGAAAAAACCCCTCTACTGGAGAGGGGTTCAGAAAACCCTACACTTTGTAGGGTTATTTTTGATGGAATTTTACTCTTTTTTAGCAAACTTTTCAGATGCAGTAAAACCCAGTCCTGCGATCACAAGATATATCATTGATTCGAATAGAGCAGGTGTTACTTTATATCCATGAATGTCAGCAACGAATCCATAAGCACACAATATAAATGCTAATAGAGTTATAACTCTTTTGCTTGAGACAGAGCGATTTACTCCATCAGATAACATACTGTTAAGCCAATTCATTTTATCAGTCGTTTCTTGTGTTTCTTGCTACAGGATCTCCTGGCTCAAGACCATATGCTGATGTTGGCATAGAAGGCATACTTGTCATTCCACCCATACCCATTGGTCTTGGTGGCATACCCATACCACCCATCGGTGAACTCATTGGAGTTGCAGGTGGTGTTGGTGGTTTATCCCAACCTTTGTTTGCAGCTTGTAGTGCTAACTTTTGAGCATCTTTATCTCCACCTGCCAACATGATACCTGATAGAGTACCAGTCAAGAATGTAGCGATAGGAATAATCAACTCAAAGAACTTCTGGTCAATAGGACTGATAGCGTTCAATGGTTGTGTAACGAAAATAATAGAATAAAGAACAACGAAAACAATTCCAACAAGGGTAAATGATAAACAAATACCGATGAAGAATTTCAGACGAGCCATCAACTGCTCTTCTGTATACATAACTGGTTCGCTCATTTGCATGCTCCTGTAGTTGTTGGTGCAGATGCTGGTTTAGCAACTTCACCATCTTTTGGTGGACCAAGACGTGGGTCTCTTCCACCTTTAAAAATATGTTCTGGACAAGTTCTATTAACGTCACATAGTGGCAGTTTACAGATATCTTTATCCCAGTTCGCTGGATCTTGGCATGGATAGCGGAAAGATTCCTTACTAACTATTGAAAAACCAATAGGTATTAGTAATAGAACTCCTATTAACCATAGCAGATGTTTATCATTAATCATACCATTACTCTCTTATAGTTATTATTTTCCAGCTAATGGATTATCCAATGCTTTCTGTATCTTACTATCTATTTCTTTTCGAATTTGGCGCATATCTTGGTCGACTTCACGATTAAGTTGCTTACCATCACGCTCTACCTGCTCAACGACTTTTTCTAAACGACGAATATCTTGCTTTAAATCGTTCTTAATGTCTTGTGTATATTGAACAGATTTCTCACTATTTTGCATAGTGACTTCCAGTTTCTTATTCAATTCAGATAGATCAGGTGTAACATATTCGGCAATCTTTTTCTTCATACCCTGATAATCTTTATAGACTTCAAACGCTCCATAAAGACCACCTAGTGTAGATGATACGATTGTGAATGCAACCATCAGTTTGGCTGGAGTAAACTCATACCCACCGATAGAAATTACTGTATCTTTGCTGGCAAATTTCTTGGCAGCAGCTTCTAGGTCGTCTACTTTCTTATTTAGATCTACTTTTTCTGTCATTTCCTTCTTCCTTAATTGGACAGAGGATTATCCAATGCTTTCTTAATCTTCATATCAACTTCGCTTCTCAACGCACGGATTTCCGCTGTTGTTTCTTTTTGATTTCTAACTAACTCTTGTGAAACTTCTTTCACGCTCTGATCACTATATCTACGAACTTCTTTTAATGTAGTGTCAGATTCTTTTTTAATTTCTTTAATTGCTTGATCAGTATCTCTCTGATTAGACTTGGTGGATCTCTCCATAGATTCAACAAGACTTTCAATTCTACGAACATCGTCTTTTAAATCGTTCTTAATATTGTTAGTGTACTCAGTCATCTTGCTGCTATTTGCATCTGACACTTCAATCTTCTTATAGAGTTCAGTTAAGTCAGGTGTAACATACTCAGCAATTTTCTTTTTCATACTCATGTAATCTTTGTATACTTCAAAAGTACCATAAAGACCACCAAGTAGTGAGGACACCAATGTAAATGCAACCATCAGTTTGGCTGGAGTAAATTCATATCCACCAATGCTGATAACTGTATCTTTACTAGCATACTTCTTTACTGCTGCTTCTGCTTCGTCAATCTTTTTATTGACATCTTTAATTTCTTCTGTCATTTTAATATCCTTTTACTTTCCGTAGGTTCCGAGTTGATATTATTAACTATTTTCCGTATTGACTCTCCACCATTTCATTGTGTAATCTATCTGAACCACCGAACATTCTTAAAGTACTTCTATTGTCGATAGTTCTTTGATTGTTGTAAACTGTAAATGGTTTATAACCAGCTGCATCTGGAACAATTGTTTTACCATACGCATCAAATCCAGGAGTGAATCCCATGGCTGCAATAACTACGTTTTGGATTTGTTTTTGTTGTTCCATATCAGCAACTTTACCCATGTTACCTGCTAAGTTTTTACCATCTTCAACTGCTTTGGCTCTTGCAGCTGCTTCTCTTCTTGCTTGCAGTTCTTGTCTTGCTGTAGGTGCTGCTGGTTTATCAGATGACGCTTGAGTAGTATTAGTATTCTGTGGCGAATTATTACCTCCAGAGCCTTTCGGAGAATCATCTTTTTTGTCCTCTTGTTTGTTTCCACCTTTTGGTTCGTTTTGAGCCATCTGTTGTGGTGGAGGTGGCGGTGGAGCTAGCTGAACTGCTGCAGCTGGTGAGTTATTGCTTGTTGATGATTTTGCAGTAATTACTTTATCCACATTGGTATCGCCAGTGGCTGATATACCAGTAGAAATAGAACCATCATTATTAACAGATGTAGTAACCGTATTGACTGCTACTTTTGTATTTGATGGATCATTTGCTTTAGTTGCAGCAGTGTTTGACAATGATGAGTTGACTGCAGTAGAATCAATGTTAGGCACTAAGTACTTAATAGCATATGCTGTAGCATAACCTTCGCACTTGTTGCTGTATAATGAATCTAAAATACATTGAGCATTTAAATTTGCTTGTTCGTATCCTGCACAGGTAGTATTATAAAGAGGATTGACAGAACATTGATATGTTAGATATGCAGCTGCATAACCTGGACACGAAGGATTTGATAGTGGAGTTGCAGTGCACTGTTGCGCAAACATTGCTTCAGCATATCCTGGACATGCAGAGTTATATGTTGGATTAGCTGCACACATCTGAGCCTGATATGCTGCTTGGTATCCAGAGCATGTTGTTGATGATAATGGATTAACTACACATGCATCTGGTGTATATTGCCAGCTACTAAACTTATTAAAAACTGCACCAGTGCCATATACATTATCGACCATGGCAAAGCCACCCATGTCGCCTAATAGTAATGAGTTATTAAAAACATGAGAGTTTCTAATCGAACCAGATGAATTCTGTTCTTCATGATAATGACTATTGGAATATAAAACACTTCCATTATTCTTTGTTACTGCAACTCCAACAGCAATAGATGAAGGTTCCCATTGTGAACATCCAAGTGTGCCATCTGGGTTTGTACCAGCAACTGAACACCATGTTCCACCAAGAACATAATCATAACCATAATTCAACCCATGTATTTTTAATCCAGCACCAACTAAATCTAGTGCTTGATTGATGGCATAACTTTCTGCATACATTCTTTGACTAGTAAGAATATTATTATAACCAGCACATGATGGTGAATATGCTGGATTTGATACGCAAGGATCTGTTGTATAGTTCAGAGTCAACGATGGTTGTCTAACTTGTGGTCCGTAATAACCTGCCCAGAAACGAGCATCTTTACCAGTAAATGATAATGTAATTTGATCTGCAGCGAGTAAATCTTGTGGATTATTAAATGTTTGAGTACCAGTCTTTGTCTCAAATCCTTGTGTTGGTGCGTTATAATTATAAGTGTATGATTGAAGAGGATTGCCACCCCTCAACATCTCAACTTTACCAGTCAGCGTTCCACTATTTTCACCAGAGTTATTAATCATCCATGAATAATTATACCCATTGATTTTAATACCAGAGTTGGATAAATCTAATGCGTGTTGAGTGGCAAATGCTTCAGCATTAATTCTTTGTGTGGCTGTTCCAGTAGTATACCCAAAGATTAGTGTATTGGTTGCTGCATTGTATGCAGGTCCACTACCACCACCAGAAAAGCCACCTGCTTGCCCAGCAACAGAACCACTCCATGCACCAACTGATGGTGTTAGGATATTTTCAGATGTTATTGGAGTTTGTGCTTGTGCATGGTAATGACCAAGCATCATTGCCAGTATAAAGACAACAAGAACAACAACTAATCTCATTAGTTAGTCCTTGCTCTTAACTTTCTGTGGTTGTCTTGTTGGGTCAGCTTCCCAAATTGCTTTGGCTTGCTCACCAATTTTTCCATCAACTGGACATGGAGTTCCTGCGTTCATCATGGCAGTAAACACACGTTCATCTTGACATAGTGTAGCAACTGCTGCTACTTTCATACCCATGTC